GAACCGATCGGGGCGCCGATGCCCAGCATCATGTTGCCGCCGGTGAGCGCCAACGGTGTGCCAGCGTTGCCACCACCGAGCTGAATCCAAGCCGTAGTGCCGGGGTCGTAGCTGAACAGCCCTGGTTTGTTGCCAGCAATGGTGCTGTTCAGCACCAGATACACATCCGAAGCTGGTGCCGTAGCCGGCAGGTCGCCATCGGTCGGCACATTCTTCACGCCAGCGGTCAGTGGCACCTTTTGCCACGGTGCTGCGGTCACTGCTGGCACCGCCGGTGGCGTGCCGCCCGGGCCCGCTGGGGTGCCCGCCACTGCGGCAGTGCCTGGTGCCGTGTCGGTGGGTGTCACCGGGCCAGTGGCACGCCAAATGCTGCCCTGGTAGTTCACCAGGGAATCCTGTTCGTAGTTGCCCGCCACCCAGGTTTTCAGCCCGTAAAGCACATCCGCCCGGGATTTCGCCAGCAGGTCGCCGCCGATGTGCACATACACCAGCTGGGGCGCTGCAGCGGTGCCCCTATTCGCAATCTGGATCCAGTCGCCCACTTGCATCGTGGCCGAAACCAGATCCCGGCCGATGCCGTTCGGGTCACCTGCCACCACCACCCGGCCAGCGGTGCCCACATAGGTCCAGTAGTGGCCCACCTTTGCCAGGTTGGCCGCGGCCGTTGCGGCATCAGTTGCCGTCAGGTCGGGCATCGCATCGAACGCGATGGCACCCGGCACCGTGCCGCCCACCTGCTGTGAAGTCCCTTCAAACAGACTCAGGCTGGCGATTGCCGCCTGCATCGAATCCGTGCTGAACAGGGTTTTCCAGCTGCCGCCGGTAAAAACCTTGATCGCTTCGTGGTTGTTTTCGGTAACCAGCTCCAGGTCGCCTGATTCCATCCCGAAGGTTTGATCACCTTCGGCCACTGTCGGTTTGATGAAATCCTTCAGGTTCACCTGCCGATAACCGCCCATCGGCGTGGCGCCACCCAGGCGCGTCACCGTGAAAGTGACATTGCCCAGCAGGCCAGGGAACGACAGTGAACTGGCCGGCACCGTTTGCTTGTCACCGATCGCATAGCCGGTGCCGCCGTTCTGGATCGTGGCCGTGATTCGCCCTGATGCCTGCGCGATCAGGTCCACCACAGCGCCATTGCCACCACCCGACAGTGCCAGCGGGCGGCCTGCATCCTGCGCATTTGTGGCCGCCAGCGCCGTGATAATCGCAGCATCGGCCGGGTTGTCGCTTTCCACCAGCAGGGTGGCGATCGGCCCGGTGTGCCCAACACTGTCATCGAAGGCATAGAGCCGGTCGATCCGGTTCCCGGCCAGATCGAACTTCACGAAATACAGCTGCCCGTCGATCGGCCGGTTTGCTGCTGTCGGATCCTGCGGGCTGGGCAGGTTGCTCAGTCGCCCCACAAAATGCACGCCGGCATTCGCCTGCAGCGTGCGCAGGTTCACCGCGTCATCGGGTGCGATCGCATCCGCGATTTTCATCACCCGTTTGCCGTCAGCGTTCAGGCCGCCGCGAACGTGAAACGGTTGCAGTGTCATTTCCCCGGGGGCAGCCGGGCCACATCACCCCGCCGCTGCCCCCGCAGGCTAGCCCTGCGTCACAGCAGCAGCACCCGGCCCCGCAGCGTGGTGAGCGCCACATCACTGCTCACCTGCAGCTGCAGGCCACCTGCACCCGTCACGATCGGAGTGAAGGTCAGCACCGGCGGCTGGGTGCCCATCTGGATTTCATACACCACGCTGTAGCCCGTATCAGTGCCGACACCCCGGCTCACGCCCACTTCCACAAACAGCGTGCCCTGCGGGCCCTGGGCCCACAGGTCAACGATCATCGCGTCGCCCACCGGGTCACTGGCCACCACCAGCGGGGTGCCGGCAGCCAGCGGTGCATTGTTCCCCAGGATCGGTGACAGGTTGCCGTCACCGCTGCCGCCGCCGACCATCACGGTGCCGCCGCCACCGCCGCCGGCCATTGCCCCGGCAAACACCCGCGGATAGATCGGGTCGCCCTGCTCCGCCTTGAAACCAGTGGGCAGCTTCAGGGTGGCCGGATCCGGCTTCAGCTTCACCGGGCTGCCCCAGCCGGTGCCTGTTTTCGGCCCATACAGCCAGCTGCGGCTGGTGTCGATATAGAAATCGCCCGCCTTGCCTTCCTCAAACACCGGTGCACCAGCGCCGTGCAGCAGGGTGTTTCCGTCAGCACCTGGCCGGCCAGTGTCGCCCTTCGGGCCAGGGATGCCGGCCGGCCCCTGGGGCCCCTGCACGAAACCTGCGCGGATCAGCTGGCCGCTGCTCAGGCCCAGGATCAGTTCACCCGACACCACAGCGGCCGAAACCACCGACACGCCATCAGCCACTGCAGCCTGCACATAGGTGCACCCAGGCTACCGGCGCCGCTCCACATCGCCCGCGCCACTGCAATCAGCCCCTGGCGCATTGCACACCGGCGGCGGCGGTTGCACGCATTCAACCTGAACCGGCGGTGTTTCGTATTCCACGAACCGCAGCGGCGGTGTCGCAAACAGGTAGCCGCACCATTCGATCATCAGTAGCCCCGCCGCGGCCGGCCCATCGGTTTGCCGGCATCGATCTGCCGCTGCTGCCGCACGCTGCGCACCGGCTGCACTGCATCGATCGCTTCCGCCCACTGGGGATACCGCTCCCGCAGCTGCTCCACTGGCACCCACCTGCGCAATGCCGATCGGCCAGTCGCCCTGAACATCTCCTGCAGTGCATCCTCCGGTCGCTGCCCGCCGTTCACCAGCTGGCTGAACACCACCATCCGCCGTGCACCTGCCCGGCCACCGCCGAAGTATTCCTGCAGGGTGGTGGCAGCACCGATCGGATCCACCTTCCGCCGATCCACCAGTGCACCCAGGAACTGCCCGAACCCTTCCGCACCCCGCTGCTGCGGCACCTGCACCCGCCGCCGCCACAGCCATTCACCGCTGGGTGCCTTCACCTTCGCCGCATACCAGCCCGCAGCATTCAGGCGCTCCAGGTAAGCCTTTCGAGCCTCACCAGCACGCTGCGCCGGTGGTGGCTCCGCCGTCAGTTCCACCGCCGTGCGCCGCGCCCCAGCAGCATGCTCCTGCTCCTGCTGCTCCCGCGTCACCGGCACCACTGCGCACCGGCACTGGATGTGCAGCGGGATGCCAGGCAGGCCCGACCGTTCACCCACCGTGCGGCCATCCAGTGCTGAACAGCCAGGGCAGGTGCGGGCATCGAAGGTCGCATCCCACCGCCACATCACCCCAGGCAGTGCACCAGCTGCGGCCGCGGCCTGCCACTGCTCCTGCCGCACCAGGTCGGCAATGTGCGCCAACCCCGTGCGGGCGATCGCCCGTGCATCCGATTTCAGCCGCACCACCGACTGCCCCAGGCGCATCCCGCCTCTGATTTCATCCGCGATCAGTTCCTGCGCGATCCGCTCACTGCTCCAGCCCTGCAAAAACCCCGCCTTCACCTGCCGTTCGATGCTGCGCAGCCCGAACCGTGCGAACAGTGGCTGCCCGCCGCCGTCCACCGCCACACCGCCGACACCAGGCCCCGTCACGAAACGCCCCGCGGCATCGCGCTCCACCACGCTGCTGCCGAACCACTGCTGCAGCGTCTTGCCATCGATGCGCATCCGCTGCACCAGGGCCTTCACATCCACCGGCAGCTGCTGCTGCGCACCCAGCAGCAGTTCCGGCGAAGCGCCCAGCCGTTCGATCTGCGCTGGATCGATGCCGATCACCGGCAGCGCCGGCAGCCGGCTCACTGCCACCCCACTGGCCTGCAGGTAGCGCCGGGCCCACCGGGCCTGCTCATCTGCCACCACCGCCGCTTCCAGCACCAGATCGCGCCCCACCGCCAGCGCTGCGCGGTTCAGCACCTGCTGCACCTGTGGCTTCAGCTGCTGCCAGGCACGATCACGCAACAGCCCTTCAGCCGGCAGCCCCTGCACCAGGCCTTTCACCTGCAGTGCCATCAGCTCCAGCGCCTGCTGCGATCGGCCCACCGTGCGGCCCGCCGCTTCCAGCACCCGCCACACCGCCAGCAGCAGCAGCCGCTGGCGTTCCTGCTCCTGCTCCTGTGGGTCCATCAGCCATCAGCCGGGGGCAGCACTTCCCGCACACCCGCTTCCGCCACCGCCGGTGCCGGATCAGCAAAGGTGAAGCCATCGCTGCTGCTCTCCAGCTCCTGCGCTTCGCTCAGGGCCAGCACCTGCTGTGGATCGAAATCATCGCCAAACACTTCACCGCGGCGCAGCAGCTCCAGCAGTGTGCGCTGATCGATCGCACCTTCCACAAACAGCCTGCCCAGCGCATCGATCGTTTGCGCATCGATCGGATCGGCATTGAAATCACGATCGATCGCCACCACCGGCGGTTCCACCCCGGCAAACTCAGCCACCCAGTTCACACCCCGCTGCAGCGCCGCTTCCAGATCCTGCGAAATCACCGCCAGCATCGAATGGCTGTCGGCACGATCCAGCTGTTTTGCGATGCCGGATTCAGCCACATTTTTCTGCCGGGCCAGGATCGCAATGCCCAGGTTGGCCATTTGCTGCTCCAGGCTCTGCAGTTCCTTTTGCAGCGCATCGAAGGCGCTGCTGGCCGGCTCCACATAAAAGGCATCGCCATTTGTGGGCAGCTGCAGGGCGTTGTTCACACCCACATCCAGCCTGTCGCTGGTTTGATCCCAGCCCTTCACCACCATCACCGGCTGTGCAGCCACATGCAGGCAGTTCAGCAGCTGCGCCTGCAGCGCATAGTGCTGCAGGTTCAGGTTGGCGATCTCCAGCAGCGGCGGCCGGGACTGCAGCAGCCCTTCCCGCTGGGAATACACCGCCACATAGGGAATGGCCTCCAGGCCCGTTTCACCCTCCTCGTGCAGCGCCCAGCGTTCTTCCCTGCCGTCGCGGCCCTTCACCACCCGGTAGGTGGCCCACTTCCCGGGCTCCAGCACCCGCACCTGCCGGTGCAATTCCTGGCCGAATTTGCCCCAGCTTTCGTGCACCACTTCCCGCAGCCGCAGCTGTGCCAGGTGCCCGCCAGCGCCACCAGCTGCCTCACGCCAGCCGATCACATTGCCGGTTTCATACCGCACGAAATACGGCTTGACCGTGCTGCTCAGCTGATCCTGCAGCGTCACCACACCCGGATCGGCCTGGTGATCCACCAGCCAGCCGTTGTGCCCGTAGGCAATGGCATCGAACAGCACCTTGCCGCAGAACTCCTCCAGGCTGCTGTTGTGCCTGTTCACATCCTGCCGCCACTCCTCCCACCACAGCGGATCACCACCCGACAGGGTGATCGGCTTGCGCAGGATCAGGCCCACCGCCGCTTTCACGATGCGCTGGAAAAAGGGTGTGAGCACACCCCGGGCGCAGCGCCGGCTGTAGGCAGCAGGTGTTTCGTGCTCCAGCTGCGGCAGCAGCTGCTCCAGCGCCCGCAGCCCCGCAGTCCCGCTCAGCACCGCTTCCACTGGCATCCACCGCTGGTATTGCACCCAGTAGGCAGGCGATGCCAGCGAAGGATCATCCTCCGGCCTGTAGCCCGGTGCTGTGCGCTGGTGCTGCGAAATATCCGGCAGGTCGCGGTTGCCTTCCCAGCCGTAGTGCGCGTTTTCTGAGTAGCTCGGCAGCTCCAGGCGGATGTCGGCCATCAGTCGGCAGTGGCAACGGGTTTGCGGGTGCGGCGCTTGCGCACACCTTCATCCTGCCCAGTTTCGCCCGCTGCGGCCCCTTCGCCAGCATCCACCACTGCATCCGCTGCAACGGCATTGCCATCGGTGTCGGTGGTGAGCACCCGCGGCCCGTTTTTGCCCCACCACGGCCCCGGAATCCAGATCGCCACAGGTTGCACCCATTGATCCCGGCACTGTAGGTGCGCTGCCGTTCAATACACCTGGATGTTGGTGCTGCCAGCGCTCCAGGGCTTCACCCGGTTCGCTGCACCCAACACCAGGTAGCCCAGTGCATCGCACCAGTGCTCCAGCCCCGGCCCTTTGTCCACCACCCAGGCATCGGTGCCCAGCTTGAAGGTCACCCCCCGCAGGCCTTTGATCAGGTTTTTGCACCTGGGGTGCACCTTCAGCCGCCGCAGGCCCTGCGCATCCTGGATCAGGTAGTTCGTGGCCTGCAGTTTGTCTTTGATGCTCCAGGGAGCATTCGGGCTGATCACCGTAAAACCGTAGTTGCGCAGGATGCCGTGATCGGTCAGGCCAGCGCTGGCTGTCTTGCGGGCTGCACCGGTCGGATCGGGATAGGTGAGCAGCCGCCGGCCGCTGAACCGCTGCCGCAGGTATTCGCACACTTCCGCGGTGTTGCTGTTCTGCATCGAAATTTCTTCCCACACCAGCAGTTCATCGCCGCGCAAACTGCACAGCACCCCGGCCATCACGCCCACATTGAAATCCAGGCCCAGCAGGATTTCGGCGCCGGTGTCGCCCACATCAGGATCGATGTGGTGATCATCGAAATCGGGATACACCCGGCCGGCCATACTTTCAAAGCTGGCCATATATTCCTGACGGAATGTGCGGGCATCCATCACCCGTTTCGCCGCTTCCACTTCTTCCTCAGGCACCTGCCCGCCTTCCAGCGTGCTGAAGGTGAACCTGCTCCAATCGGCTTCACCCTCCACCGATTCCCACAGATCGTGAAAATGGTTGTAGCCGGCGGGGGTGGTGATGTGCCAGCAGGGGCCCTGTTGATCTGACAGTGACGGCCGCACGATTTCTGTCCACACCCTGCTGCTCACATAGGCAGCTTCATCGATCACAGCCCCGCTCAGGCTGCTGCCCCGCAGGCTGTCGGGCGAATCAGCGCCCATCAGGCTGATCGTTGCCCCGTTCACCAGCTTCACTGTCAGTTCAGTGTGATTCACGCTGGTGACAATCTCCGGCGGCGCCATTTCACGCAATGCCGCCCAGGCAATACGCTTCGCTGATCTGTAGGTGCTGGTGATATACCAGAACACCCCGCCGGGTTTGCCCATTGCCCAGATCAGCAGCTGCCCCACCGACAGATAGGTTTTGCCGAAGCGCCGCCCGCAGCACAGCAGCCGGAAGCGGGTGTCAGCGTCATACACTTTCCGCTGTGGTGGTGTCAGCGTCGCTTCAATTCGCGCCGCATACGGCGTGAGATCAGTGCCCCGCTTGCGCGACTGCGGGGGCAGCAGAATGCTCCCCACCGGCCCACTGCTCAGGATGCTGTTGCTCATCACTGCACATTTCCGTTAGCGAAACCGCCCATATTTGCCAGCTTCGCCATACTGTTCAGGCAGCCCAGTGAAGTGCCAAACTGTTCGGCAAAGCGTGCATCTGATGCCAGCCGCTGATACTGCTCCAGCAGGTCAACCATAAAGTCCTCCCTGTCACGATGCCAGTTGCTGCGCAGCACTGATCGTGCAGCCGCAATATATTCATCGATGCTGCGATCACTGGTGCCGCTAGTCCAGTTTTCCTTCGCCCAGTCCAGGATCTGCCGCCTGGTGGCGCCCAGGCCCATCCGCTTCACGATCTCCATCACCCGCCGTTCCGCTTCCGCCGGCTGTGATTTCGCTGTGATCGCCTTCCGCCCCGGCTGGCTGATGGGTGGTGGTGTCATCCCCCTGCGGCCATTTTTCTCAGGATCACGCTGGTGCCGTGCTGCTGTTGCTGGCTTCACCGCTGGCGGCAGCTTGCTTTCCATCCGCTGATACTTCCGTTTTTCTTTCTCAGTCAGCTCCGGCGCCACCGTGCCCGCGAAATCGCTTTCACGCTCCAGCATTTCCGCCCGCGCCAGTTTTTCGTCGCTGTAGGCAGCATCCCCCAGCAGGTCGCTGTGCCCCCGGGCCACTGCCCGCAGGTGTTTCATCACCCGATCGGTCAGATCAGGCTCAGCCACCTTCAGTTCCTTTGCCTTCGCCCGGATGCCAGCTGCAATCCGGCGCCGGGTGTTGCTGTTGTCCATCGATGCACCCGGCCTGCGGGCTGCATCGATGCCGGCCTGCATCATCACTTCCAGCTGCTGCACCGTGGCAGCTTTCAGGCCACCAGCTGTGGGTTTCAGGCGGGGCGCACGGCGGGGCACTGGCTCACATCGATCTCAGGTGCACCCGCAGGCTACCCCTGAACACCATTGGCAGGCACCTGCAGGCAATGCCACTGCCCCCGCGGCAGCTGGTTTCCAGGGGGTGGGGGCTCACTTCAACTGAGGGTGCCGGCATCACTCCAGCTTCCGCACCACCACCGACACCCCAGGCAGCTCCCCCTTCTCACACCACTGCCGCTTCACCACCAGGCTGCACAGCTGTTTGTCGTCCACCCAGCCCCCGCCCGTGGTGATCGCATCGTTCACCGCCCGGCTCAGCTTGTCCACATCACCGCTCAGCACTGTGTGCCACACCGGTGCTTTTTCCTTCAGCTCACCGTTCGCCCGGAAGTGATGCTGCGGCCGCGCATACCTGAACCACATTTCAACCTCCATCGCTCCAGCACGATCCCACCCGTCCGGCACCGCCCGCTCCACTGCATTCGCCACATCACTCCGCCATCCCGGCAGCCGCCTGTTCGCTTCCACTGCACGGCCCCGCATATAGGTTTTGCTGCCCTGCGTCGCTGGCTTGCCGTTCACCGTGAAGGAAAACTCCATCGGCACTTCCTGCGATGCCCGCTGCAGGATCCGCTGCGCCGCAGCTTCCGCTTCCGTCAGCTCCTGCGGGGCATCGGCTGCCACTTTCGCCTGAAAATTGCCCCCGGTCGCCCGGCCCCTGCGCAGCATCGCTTTTTTCCTGTGGTGGTTTTCGCCACACACACTACCTGCAGTGTCCGGCAGTGTGGGTGGGTGTGGTTGTGGCCCTGCAAGCGGGTGTAAGTGGTGGTTGAAAAACCTCCTGGCTGGGCAGGGGCCACCACCAGCACCCCACCTTTCGTTTTTGAGGGTGCCGGGGGGGGGTGTCCCGCCGCCGCGGCCGATCGATCAGGCCGGAGTGAAAGGCGCTACTGCGCCGCTGCGCCGCTGGCGCGGATCGATCGGCATCGATCGCCCGGGCCCGGCCAGCCCGGCCCGGCCAGCCCGGCCGGCCAGTGTCCCGCACCTGGGACACTCAGGCCGCGGCCGCGGGTGGCCGGGATTCCCGGCCCCGCTCCGCTGCCCCGCAAAAGCAACACCC